AGACTTCATATCTACACTATCAACATCACCATCAACATCGGCATCAACTCTTCTTACTGCTTTTGCAGTAAGTTTTTTAATGTTGCCACCACCAATCTTGGATTCTTTTTCTTCTTTCTTTACACAGTTGTTGTAGGTCTTACCAAACATCTTTTTAGTGCCCTTCTTCTCATATCCCTTCCAACACTTCTGTCCTTCTTCAATCTGCTCTTGACCACCCTTAATGGGTTCTGGTTTGATGAGATCAATAAATTCATATTCCGTTGCCTTGAAATCATCTCTCCAGTTTGATAATTCATATGACTCTTTCTTAGTGCTATTGCCCCAGTTAGCAGCACCGGCTTTGCGACATTTTACCAGAGCACCCGAAGCATAAGCAGAAGGCCACACAGAATAACGAGACTTGACCTTATGATAACAAGCATCTTTCGTTCCACTACCTTTACCTTTTTTATCCTTTCCTTCAATAATTTCTACTTCTTCTTTTTTCATTTTCTTTTTATCTGTGGAAACATAAGTTGGTTTTGCTGCACCAGATTTTTGCTGTTGTCCTGGATCTGCTGCTTTCTTTCTTCTTGCTGCAGATTTTCTTTCTGCTTTTGTCATACTTGCTCTTTTTGCAGAAGAGACACACTTTGGTGTTCCTTCTCCAGGTTCATCACTTGCACAGGTTCCACCTGTTACAACATTAACCCATCCACCTTTTCCATCTTTTGATTTAGAACCCTTGAACCATTTGCGAAGAGTTCCTTCATTAGTCATATAATCTGCAGCGGTATCAATATAGTCTGCAGATTTGGTAATTTTTGATTGAACCCATGCCTTGAGTTCACCCTCACCTTTTTTGCCCATCTTCTTTTCAAGACGAGAGGCAGCATTTTTGATAGTTTTGAGTTGAGAACGAGCCATGGAATATTCATGATCTTTTTTCTCTTCACTCATTCCTCCTCCGCCGTTACCTCCGTTGGATCCACCATTGCCACCACCATTCCCATTGCCACCATTCCCAGAACCATTGCCATTACCATTACCATTTCCGTTACCGTTTGTAGGTTTACCAATACCAGTTTCTTCTGGTTCTTTTCCACCACCAGAAAATCTAGCAGTGGTTCTCAACCCCTGCGGAATGGGTTTACACACTTCATCAGTGTAACAGTAATAATATCCCTTCTTACACTTTTTCATCAATAAAAAAGTAAATTACTCTTTATTATTTAGAAAACCTTGCTTTAGCATTTTTTGAAGTTCTGAAGTAGAACCCACAAAAACAGCATTATTAGTTACATTATTAGTAGTCTTCTTTGCTTCATCTTCAACATCTTTAAGTTTCTTTTGTAGATCAATCAGTTTATCAGTTGTATCTGCAACACTCTTAATCAACTGCCCTGCGACCTCATATGCCCTTGGACTGCCTCCTTCACCTGCTACCTCCATAATACCGTTGATTGCCTCCTGACCCTTTTCTATGAGTGAGTAGAGGTTCGCACGACTATAGGTATAATCCTTCTCTATATCATCTTCCTTAGATTTAACAATCTCTGGTTTTTTAACTGGTTTTGTTTCTACAATATCACTCTCAATATTCAGAGCATCATCTATAGAATCATAATTATTATTCATGATAATCAAATATCCTCTTGTCTAGTAGGACTATAATCTTTAGAGTCTCCAAAGAATTCCCAGTTTTCAGTAAATCCGAAATCATCACCTGGTTCTGCAGTAATTGGGTTTGGAACAGCAGTATATCTAACCTCACGTTTTGCAGTTTGAGTATTTGTATCAGCATACAGATCTGCCTGAACCTTACGAATAAGACCTTCAGTAGACTCGGCAATTGGACCGAACAGATAAGTTTTTGCACTAAATCTCAAAGTATAAATGAGTGCTCTTCTTGTTTGAAATGAACCCTCATAATCATCTTGGAAATCAATACTATCAAGAACAATTGGAATATCTCTTTTTTCGCCAATAGAACTGACTAAATCAACTGTTAGATTAAATGATGGTTGAAAAAATGGAAGTATCTGTTCAATAATTTGAAGAGCATCATCATTTAATTTACTGAAAATATTAAGTTCAAACTCAATATTATAAGGAACTGGCATAAACACCTTTTTCGTTTTGCCATCAGTTGTATCAACGGCTTTGAAAGTTTGTGTTACTCCTGTTTTTCTAGTTGCATCATATTGAATTCTTGTCATCTCAAATGACATTCTTGGAAGAGTAATTGCAATTGATTTTGTTAGTTGTTCTTGTTCTTGAATCTTTGTCAAGAACTTCTGCATTGGTCCATAAGATAGACCAACTTTTGTTTCATCCAAAATAGTTCCATCACTCTTTGTGTGTCTAATGGAAATATCATTAAATAAAGTTCCAAAACTAATAATAGTTTTTCTTATAATTTCGTGATAAAAGTATGTTCCTAACATTAATAGCTACCAAATGGATTTGACTCTGTAAAATCTATAATATTATCTGCCTCTATTTCTATCTCTTCGTTAACGTCGTATGGGTTATCATAACTTTCCGTATCATAACTTGCAACAACATATCTAGCCGATGATATTGAACCAACTATAACTTCACCTGGACCAAACTCACCAGTATTTAGTGCCACTCTTAAGTTGATTGGAGGATCTATCGTACTAGTAGCAAAGTCTCTTCTAAAGTCTCTAACTACTGCTGTTACACCTGTAGTTTGTCCGATAATCGTTTCATTATAAACAAATGTTCCAAAACCAACCGTAGAGAGTCCTGTAATATTAATAGTTGGTGCTTCTGTATATCCAAAACCAGGTTTGGTTAAATTAATCGAGTCAACTTCACCACTACTAGAGATATTTGCAACTGCTGTTGCAGTTACTCCAGAACCAGCAGATCCACTGATTATTACATCAGGTGTAGTTGAATATCCCTTTCCTTTATTATCAATTTGAATTCTGAAAATATTAAATTCTTCTGATGTATTTACAGAACATGTAGCAGCTGCTCCAGAACCTCCACCACCAGAAAATGTTATTGTTGGAGCAACTGTATATCCTATACCGGCATTAATAAGTTCAATTCTTTCTATAGATTGAACATTTCCAACACTGGTTGTAATGGCAACTGCAGTTGCGGTATTGACTCCAGATTGTGGTGCCGAAAATGTTACAATTGGTGCGGAAGTATATCCAAAACCATCATTATTTAAGAATACTTCTGAAACTCCACCAGTTGCAAGAATAGGTGTTGCGGTAGCAGTAACAGCAACTCCTGTAAGAGTTAAAGATGTAATATATCCTTCATCTTCTACAGTATTATCAACTTCTTCAATCGCAGTATCAATAAGTTCATTTTCATATTCATAAAGTTCACAACTTAATTCATAAACATAATTTGTTCCTAGTTGATAAAAAGGTTTTTCTGATTCAACCCTCTTAATTTCGAAAAGTCTTTCACCAAGTGGAAAATAAATTAAATCTCCTTCCTTTGGTCTTGTAATTAAATCTGCAAAATCATATTCAGTAATTTTTCCTTCCCTGATACCAGAAGAAATGCCTTCTAAAAATGGTGCAATAAATTCTTCATATTTTTCTCTGGATATAGTCAAACTTATTTCATTTTTCAATCTAAGACCAAACTTGGTCATAATATCACTATCAGGAGCATATCCATCATAATTATTGATATACGCTTCCATCATAAAAACATCATCAAATTTTGATGATTGTATTTCACGAATTATATTGTCAGTTTTAAAAATTTTTCTTGGTAGATAATAAACTTCTACTCCATAAATTTTTAGTTGCTCATTAATAAGATCTTGAACAAGAAATTGTTCGTTTGGAGATCCTTGAAGAAAAAATGGATTTAACGACATGACTATTAACCAATAAGATCAAGAGGTGGCATTTCATAGTCCATTGCCATTCTCTGTTTTATTTCATCCAACTCTTTTTGTCCATCATCATATAATTGTCTACCATTTAATTCAATTCCACCAGGAAGTTTTACCCCTTGAAATTTAATTAAATTTTGTCCCCATTGTTTTTTAATTGCAGAAGTGAGGTATCTTTTCACAAAACTATCATTAAATACCTTTGAAAAATCATTTGGATCTAATGCTCTCTGACAATCAATAACAAAGAATGTATCTTTAGTTTGAGCACCCCAATCTATATCAAGATATAATCTGTTCTGTCTCTTATTAAATCTTATTTGCTTATCTGTGGTAAGAAGGAAATCTATATCCTCAAGATAAGTCTTTGTCATGGCATACTGTAATAACTCAACAGAATTGAAATAATACAAATCATTTAAGAACAACTGATATTTGATACTGAACATTCCTCCAGAAATGCTACTAGTATCAAACTTAAATATTTTTTCTACACCAATTACAGAATCAGGAACTTGAATATAATTTGAATTTTCGTAGAAATTAAATGTTGTTGTTCCGAATCCAACAATATTTGAGGTTCCGGTTGTGGTTGTTATACCAATACCATCTGTTCCACTTGCCTTTCCTCTGTTAATATCATCCTGAGATACCTTATACTTAAGATACATTCTTTCTACACCATCATAATGTCTCTCATTAAAATATTGTAAAGTATCGTCAAGTAGGTCTTCAACCTGCTCATCAGCAACATTAATTTCTAAAACAGGAGCACCAAGTTGTCTAAGACAATAATCCTTTAATTCTTCTCTGGTAGTTGGTTTTGCCATTAGAATTCTCCCCCATCAATAAGTCCGGCATCAAGTGTTCCTGCAACAAAAACATTGGTTGAAAAAGTTGCAATCCCAACAAAAGTTGATAGACCGGCAACTCTTAGATCTTGTGTAGTAGTTAATCCAGTAACTCCAAGAGTTCCTATCGTTGCAATACCAGTGATATCAGCATTTCTTAAAGTAACTTCGTCTAGAGTTATATCATCGTTAACATAAAGGTCACCACCAACATAAAGATCACCAAGTGTTGTAGTAATACCAGAAGAACCGGCAGCACCAAGTGTAGTTAAACCTACAACAGTTAAATTTTGAGAGGTTGATAATCCAGTAACTCCGAGAGTTCCTATATTATAAGTATCAGTTCCAGTACCAACTGTTCCGTCTAAATTTCTATTAACTAATTCCCACCAATTTCCTGCATGAGCATAGTATGCTTTGCCAGTCGCATGAACATGAGCAAATGCACCGTGATATGTTGCAGCACTAGGAAGATCTGATAAGGCACTATAAAGAAATGGAATTACATTACTAGTTGCAGCTCCAACTATTCTTCCACCAGTAGTATCTAAAATTCCGTTAAAATCGGCAGTACCAGCAAAGGTTGATAGTCCAGAAACATTTAAGTTATCAAGTTCAGTATCTCCATCAATATCTACATTACCATTGAGGTCTACATTACTGAAGGTTGCAACACCTGTGACGTTTAAATTATTGAGGGTTGCAACACTTGAGACATTTAAAGTTGTTGATGTTACGAGACCAGCAAACTTCCCATCTCTCCACCTTTGAGTGGTAATACCAATATCATAAGTATTATCAGTATTTGGTACTAAGTTAGATACAAACTCACCACCAACATCAATATCATCACCGGTAGAATCACCAATACCAATAGTGCCTCCCCTGAAGGTGGCATTTCCAATAAATTCTGATGTTCCGTCAACTTTAAGGTTGCTTGCTACTGTTAAATCGGAACCAACAAACAAATTGCCACCAGTGGTAGTAATACCACCAGAGGATGCTAAAGTAGTAATTCCAACAGATTCAAAGGTTTGATTTACCTTTAATCCATTTAAAATATCAACAGCAGCATTTATATCTAAGGCAGATGAGAAGGTTGAAATCCCTGCAACTGTAATCCCTTCTCCGATATGTACTTCTTTTGCAATTCCAACACCACCATTAACAACTAATGCTCCGGTGGATATTGAACTCGATTGAGTTATATTAGAAAATGTTGCAATACCAGTAACAGTTAAAGATGCGGAATCGATCGCATCTGTCATGAAGAATTTTTCTGTGGATAAATCCCATACCAGGATCATTCCATCTTCAGTTTTTCTAGTCGATTCTACGTCAGTTAAATTAACTATTCGTGTTGGTGGTGCAGAAGCATTAGATAATACACGAATGACATTCTGAGAACCAATTCTGTCGTTAATATTGGGCATTACCTAGTTACTCCCCCTCGTAGTAGTGCTGTGCCTTCGACAGCTTTATACTCTCTACCAGCATTTAAAATTTTTACATCATATACATATCTTCCTGGTTTCAAATCGACTGTTTGATTTGCAGTCATTGAAATTGAAATAATTCCCTGATCCGGACTAGTGATTGTAGATGCAAAAGATACCGATGTAGATGCTCCATAATGTTTTCTCATTTGTGCCGTTGTAGAGGCATCACTGAGGTTTAAAGGTGCATTTGTTCTAGTATCCTCCAATTGGAAAGATGTATCAAAATCAAATCCCTTTTCAATCACTATATTGGATACATAAACAGCCATTATTATTGATGCTAATATACCTCTAGATATTTATATCATTTCACCAGGCAATCATTTATTTAGGAATTGTTTTAACAACTCTTTGATTTCTTCAATATCTTTTTTCATATCATCTAACTCTTGTTTTTGAGATTTTTCCAACTCAATTTTTTTCAATCTTTGATTATACCCAATAGTGTCATAATTTAAAATTGCACCACTATCCTCATCTCGATAAAGATGAGGATGATCTTTAACTTTTGTTAATCTTGTCATTTAACTGCTAAAGTCCTAAGATCTCTGATTATCGGAGAATTTGCCTGATCGGTTGATGACATAACAATCTTAATGGCATATCCACTAAAATCTCCTAAATCATTTGCAGTAAATTCATACTCTAAGAATTGACCTTTTTCACTTGGAGGAACTCTAGAATCAGATCTTCCATCATTCAACTTAGGATTAACTACTTTTAATTCACCTGAAGACGTTAACTCTAAATTATCAAATCCTGGGAACAATTCAAATGATTGTTCTATTTCCGAAGAATCCTCTCTGATTAAACTGTAAAGAACTCTTATATCTGCTACTTTTGGTTTATATGCTGTTAATAGAACCTTCAACGAAGATGCTGGTTGTGCAAGATTTACTGTATTTGAAACATAAATTACTTCATGTGGATCATTTGATATCGAATTTACTCTAGAATCTGTAGCATAATCTGTTATTGGTCTATTAATATCATCTAAGATGAATTCAACAGTAGA